TTCTTCACACATTAACGTTAACAATCTAAGTGTATCATTTTTATTTGAAATACCTAATTCTTTAGGTAAATTAAATGTTACTTCAAATCTTTCTGTTCTTGGTAGGTGCTTGGTTCTGACAACGTTTAAAAAATTATCAAGACCGAATAGTGATTTTTCTGCCATTATTGCATCGCCTTATTACTATTCTGATAGACAGTTCTGGTATTAGCACCGACAAAATTATGTGTTGGTAAAAATATAGCAGCCTTCCAATGTTGAGGTTCTACTTTTAAAAATCTACTTTGAACATGATTATTCAAATATCTTTTAATTGAAGGCTTTACTTGTGGAAACTTTGTAAAATTTTTAAGTAAAGACCAACTTACATCTATTTTGCTTTTTTCGGTTAGCTGTTTGTCCGTATAGTCTAATAAATTACCTAATAAAACTGCTCTCTGTAAAGGAGGTAAATAATGTAAGTTCAATCCTATGAATCCTCCTGGTGCAGAATCAAATGGTAAACATAACGGAAATGTATCGTAATATGGTAAAGTCTCTTTTAACTTAGGATCGTACATGAACATGTACATATTCCCAGGTTCAATTTTAGAGGTAAGATCCCCTAAGTCAGTTTTTTTGACATCGTTATAGTCAGTAAGTTCTCCAGCCATTTTTTTGACTGAATTCATATACCAATTAAACGATCTGTCCTGATCGCCTGCGGCTGCTCTTATATTTTGAAATGGATTTGACATGTCATTATTTATAATGATTTATGCAGCATCTAAACAATAACATTATAATCCAAGTTCTTTTTCAGTTATAATTTTAAACTCCCACTTTCTATTTTTACAATATTCAGTAGCAGCCTCCCACTTAGCAAGATTAACTCCCCACTGTTTTACTTCATTGATAAATCTTGCAGTTTTCCGTGTGGGAATTTTAGGTTCTTTTGTAAATCTGAGAGGTTTTACTTCTATCAAATACATTTTTTGATTATTATTTTCATCATTTATTTTAAGATAAAAATCAACAAAATACCTATGTATTCTATTGTCTAAAGGAGAGCGATATGGTATAATGATTTCTTCACTTCCCCATTCTAGCACAGAAGAATTTTTATCACACCAATTCATAAATTTCAATTCATATCCTGATCTATAAACGATGTTATCAACATCCCCTCGGTATTTGATAGGATTTCTTGGAATAAATTTTCCTTGATATAATTGTTTGGTGTATGTCATAAGATGTTATAAATAATGAATATATACTATTTATCATAATAGGATTTAAATAAATGGCAATAACTTTAAGAACCACTAAAGGCAGCCCGTTAACCACTGCTGAACTGGATCAAAACTTTAGTGAAATTAGTACAAAAATAGATTCCAGTTCTTTAGGATCTGGTGTGGCTACTTTTTTGGGTACACCTTCAAGTGCAAACTTATTAGCAGCAGTAACTGATGAAACAGGAACTGGTGCGTTAGTATTTGCTACAAGTCCTACATTAGTAACACCGATTCTTGGTACTCCAACAAGCGGTACTTTGACAAACGTAACTGGTCTTCCAATAGCAACTGGTGTGTCTGGTCTTGGTACGGGTGTAGCAACCTTTCTTGCTACACCTTCAAGTGCAAACTTATTAGCAGCAGTAACTGATGAAACAGGAACTGGTGCGTTAGTATTTGCAAACTCACCCACATTAGTATCACCAGCACTTGGTACTCCAGCGAGTGGTACTGTAACAAATTTAACTGGCACAGCATCTATTAATATTAACGGCACGGTGGGCGCTACAACAGCAACAACTGGAAATTTTACTAATATCACTGGAAACAATTTAGTAAATACTGTTATTCGAGGCAAAGTTCAAGCACTCGGCAGTATTTCAGGTGCAGTTACTATAAATATGTCACTCGGTGATACAGTTACTGCGACAATTACGGGCAACACAACATTTTCAATAACCGGTCTTACTAGTGGTTCAACGAACACAGTTTATCTTATATTAACCAACAGTGGCGCTGGTACCATTACTTATCCAACAGGTACTACGTTTAATCGAGGAGTTGCTCCAATTACAAGTGCAACAGGCAAAACTTTAATTATTCTAGACACTGTAGATGATGGGACTACTTATATGGGTGTTCAATCTTGGCGTAGTTACGCATAAGGATTTGTTATGAGCTGGACTAGAAAATTATTTACATCTGGGGGAGCCAATACTAGTGTAGAAACAAGTTTCCCAACCAATACAACTACAGTTTGGAACTTGAATACTACTAGACCAACTAATATTCTAACTAGTAGAAGTACCACTACTGTTTGGCAAATTCCAGGCAACACGACTACTATATTTTTAACTAGTAGAACAACATCTGGAAATACTAGTTTTTCAACTTTAACTACTTTTCCGACTTCAACTACTTTTTCAACAGATACATTGTATTCGACAAATACACCTGTTTTAACTAATACACTTGTTCCAACAACCACTAACTGGAATACAACTACTACTTTTTCAACGAATACACCTGTTCCAACAACTACTAGCTGGGATAGTAATTATAGTATTAATACAACTACTACTTTTCCAACGCTTACACTGTATCTAAACAATACACTTATTCCAACAAATACTTCTAGGAGCACAAATACTTCTAGGAGCACAAATACACCGTATCCAACAAATACACCTGTTCCAACAACTACTAGCTGGGGTAGTAATTATAGTATTAATACAACTACTACTTTTCCGACTTTAACTACTTTTTCAACGAATACACCTGTTCCAACAACTACTATCTGGAACACACTAGTAACTGCATATCCAACAAATACGCCGTATCCGACAAACACTTCTAGAAGCACAACCACTACTTTTCAAACTTCTAGAGTTACAAGCAGACCTACCACAACATCTTGGTCTACGACTACTAATCTTAATACCACTACAACATGGCAAACTTCTAGAAATACAAGCAGACCTACCACAACATCTTGGTCTACTCCTTTTAGTTTTAATACTACTACATGTTGGCAAACAAATACGAACACTTGTATAAGTACCGAAGTAGGAATAACCACTTTTCAAACAAGTTTTAATACTAATTTTAATGCTGTTAACACTGGATGCATTTATTATAATACTTATAATGGCATATATGCAGCAGATGAACCTGATCCTGGGTGTGAATTACAGTTTTGTGGAAACCCGTATACCTCATTTTTTTGGCAGTATTACACTGAAGCTGAAGGCGGCGCCACGATTGGTCTGGTAGCAGAATGCTATATATGTGATGTCAACTGTGATGTTAATACTTCTTCAACTACTACAGGTCCAATTCCTGGTACGACTTGTTACAATACTTTTTTTAACACTTGTCGGTCAACAAATACATCAGGAACAACAACTGCTAGTAGAAACACTAATACTAGTTATACTACATATTGGAACACTAGTTTCACAACTCAAACACTGGTTACATTAAATAGTAGCAGAAGCACTAATACTAGTTATACTACATATTGGAACACCACAAGTGCGCCATTTACAACAACCTGGAGTACAAATTCATCTGTTTCAACTAATACATCGGTATATGCTAATACTTCTAGAAGCACGAATACACCGTATCCGACAACCGCATCTAGAAATACAAACACTTCTAGAAGCACAACCACTAACTGGAACCAAAATACTTCTAGAAGCACGAATACAGAGTATTCGACAAATACACCGTATACAACAACTACTAACTGGAATACAACCACTAATTTCTCAACGCTTACACTGTATCCAGGTAATACACTTGTTCCAACAAATACTTCTAGAAGCACAACCACTAACTGGAACCAAAATACTTCTAGAAGCACGAATACACCGTATCCAACAAATACTTCTAGAGGTACAAACACTTCTAGCAGCACGAATACGCCGTATCCAACAAATACACCTGTTCCAACAAATACACCGTATCCAACAAATACTAGTAATAACACAAATACTAGTAGTAATACTTTAACAACTGTGTCCGGTTCTTTTACAACTAATTTTAACACAACTGCTACAACATCAACAACAAATACTTTTAATCAAAATACGACTACTCAATTTACAACAGAAGCAACAACTTCTTGGCAAACGCAATACTCATCAAATACAACAACTACCACCAGTAGAACGACTAACTGGATAACTGAATAAAGGAGATTTATAATGTTATATGCTAGAATAAATGTAGAAACTAACGAAGTGTTAGAATATCCTATAAATGAGGTTAAATTACGTGACCGATTGGTAAATACTTCTCTGCCAAGAGTTATCACAGATTTTTCTTTAGCGGGAACACAATATGTTTGTGTACCACCTGTACCTTTTGATAGTATAACTTTAAGACCAACAGAAACACACCAATTAGAAACCACTTCAGCATATTATGATGATGAAACTGATACGTGGGTTAGAGTTTATGAATTAGTTGAAGTTAGGCTTTCTAAAAGAGCCATTAGAACTGAATTTCGCTGGAAAGAACTTTCTAAAAGAAGAGATGCAGCAATGTCAAAACTAGATGCTAAAATTATGCGTAACCTGAGTGAAACTAGACAGGGGTTAGATACTACTGAAAATATTGAAGACTTAGATGCTAAAGCACAAGAGTTGAGAGATATGACAAATTTAGATGCATGGGATATTGACGAAAGAACCTTTTTTGATGTATAATAAATAATATTTTTATAATGGTAGGTAATATAATGGTAAACTCTGTAGAATTAGAAGCAAAAAGTGAAGAAGATGTCAAGCCCCTTCTCATAGAAAATAAAATGTCTGACAGGTATAATGAGCGAAAAAAGATCGGTCCTTATGCCTCAAGATCAGAAAGAAATGCATGGGCAGTGGAAAATGAAGATTTGGTTCGTTCATTATCTCCTTGGCCCATTACCTATGATGTGGGTGCAATTCAAGGCAATGATTTTAGTGAATTTACGTATACAGAATTTGCTGGCGGCGGCATATGGGTAAACACTCAATCTAGGGAAATTAATTGCCGCCTGATTGACTTTGCATCTAAAGTTGATTCTGGAAAAGAAGGTGAAGAATTATTTGAAAAGTTTGTAGCTTCTTTTTCTGATAAGTATGTGATGGAAGAACTTGATGAGAAATATAAAAACATTAAACATGTTGTATTTTTACCTGGACATAATCTTTTAGATTTAGTAGATACTGAAGCATTAACTAAACTATTAAAAGAAGAAGATGATGTTCAAGTAAAACCTCATCCACTGACACATGGAGATGCTATTCGATTAGTATCAAGAAGATGTGGTTGGCAAAAGGTACTTCCTAAAAACATTTCAGGTGCTAAACTACTTGAACAATGTGAAACAGTTTACAGTACTACTGCATCTGAAATGATTATCACTGGTGCTGCGCTAGGAAAAACTGTTTACGATCTTTCAGTATACAGTGCATCAGGTGCAGGAGTGTATCAACCGATTCATCGTATCATTTCATATCTACAAAAAAGAGAAGGAAAGGAAGCTGCAAAAAAAGCAATTGCTAATATTATTGCTTGCCCTTGGTCAGGGGTAGTTTTCAAATTTCATGATAACTATGAAGAAAGAATAAAAATGTATTTTGATAAAGCACTGGAACTAAGAGAATTGTATCGTCCACTGTCTTGTGGTCGTGGTGATTTAGATAAAAAGAAAGATGTTAAAAAATGAAACCTGAACATCGAAAAAGAGCAGAGATATGTAATTCTTGTGAACACTTAAATAAAACAATAAGTGTTTGCAAGAAATGTGGTTGCTTCATGCCCGCCAAAACCCGTTTAAACTGGGCATCATGTCCAGTTGGCAAATGGGATAAAATAATCATCAAAGAAATTAAAGAATAGATTATTTATTATAAATAGTGTAAATTACTTCATTAGAGTTTACACTTCATGTCGAGACGATCACAAGTTGCCCGCGAACAGCGGGAACGTCAACCAAATCAAGGTACTCGAGGTCCTCAGCTAGAGGAAACTCTAGAATCGCGCAGGCAACGAGAGCGTCTAGAATTTCTAGAAAAAAATGCTAATACTCCACTAAAAATAATTAGCTCTCCTACAACACATCAATATCCTTTAACTTTAGAAAATAAAGAAGAGTTTGTACACAGTGTTATTTTTTACATTAATGCTAGAAGCAATACTAGAGTAGGCGCAGCTTCAGCATCACAACTTGCTAATAATAATGATTTTAAAAGGGCACAAGTAGCTCTTGGTGAACAATATGCCAGTGAAAATCGTTTAAGATCAGAATCTGCTGATACTTTTTTAGCCACTGCTGGCGTCCTAGCGACAGGTGCCGCTGCATACACTGCTTCAAAAACGTTTTTTGAAGGAGCATCTCCTGGTGGAAAGATAATGGAAACTGGGTTTTTGGGCGCTGCCGCTGCAGGTGTTGCGAACATTTCATCTGAGGCTAGTTCAACTGTAAGATTGCTTTCTGCAATTGAACTATATGTCTCAGCACCTCCTTCTGCTGAATATGCTGCTGAATGGCAAAACGCTGATATAGGCGCTCTTGCGGGATCATTAGCATCAGGTGGTATAGGGGCAAATGGCGCAGAAATTAATTTTAAGAATGTTTTGGAAGACGCAGCTAGTTTAGGACAATTTGGTTTTAGAAGCATTATACAAGCAGGGGCCGCTGTTCCCAGAGAATTCGGAATTACAGGTGATATTGGAGCAGGAATAGAAGCAACTAGTAAAAAAGTAGCAAATCCTTATAGAGAACAATTATTTAAAAATATGGGATTTCGATCATTTGGATTTTCATACAAATTTAATCCAAGAAATACCTCAGAATTAACTTCAGTTATGGAAATTATACAACTTTTTAAATATCACATGCACCCTGAAATAGATCCTTCTAGATTATTTTTGATATACCCCTCTGAATTTAATATTGAATATCGTTATAAGGGCAAAAGAAATGAATATATACATAAAATTTCCACCTGTGCATTAACCAATGTTAGAGTTACTTACGGCAGTTCAGATTTTACAACGTTTTCTGGTATGAATGGCGCTCCCTCTGAAATCAATTTAGACTTGACATTCTCAGAATTGGAGACTCTTTCTAATGATAGAATAGGGCAAAAATGGGGCGATAGTTATTAATGTTTTTTAAATCAATGAAAGGACTATTATATCCAATACACGACAACCAGATTGTGGTTACTGATATATTTAAAAGAGTTGGGTTAAAAAAACCTGTAGTGGGTAAATTGGCGTTAGAAAAATATTATATTGATGACGGCAATACGCCTGAAGATATTGCAAAAATATTTTATAACAATGTTTATTATCATTGGGTAATTCTTGTTGTTAATGACATAGTTAATGTGTATGAGGAATGGCCTAAACCTGAAGCTGCTTTACTTGATTATGTAAGAGACAAGTACGGTGTAGATACTGAAAACCATGACCATCACTATGCTTTGGCTGAAGACACTTCTATTATTGTTGATTATGATGCTGCTAAAATAGCCAGTGGAGAATATGTTGCTATATCTAATTACCAGTATGAATTAGAACTAAACGAAAATAAAAGACAAATTTCTATATTGAGACCAGACTACTTAAAAGAGTTTGTAACACAGCACACTAAATTGATGGCAATTTAAAATGTCGTATAATGATGAAATTTTACAAAAAGCTGGTACAGTATTAACAGAAGAAATAACCATCTCGTTAGTAAATGGTGATGTTGTTGATTTAGTCAATTTTGTGGTCGAATTGAATTTGTATGAAGACATTTTTTCCCCCTGTTTAACCGGCAATCTTACTATTGTCGATTCTGCAAATTTAATATCTGAACTTCCAATATTAGGTATTGAATTCATTACCATCAAATATCGAACACCAACATTTGAAAACATTCCTTCAAATGTCATCGAAAAAACTTTTCAACTATATTCCATAGAAAATAGGACTCTCAATAACGATAGAGAAACAATGTATACTATGAATTTTATTTCAGTTGAAGGTTTCATGGATCAAGTAGAAACTTTAGTACGTTCATTTTCGGGAACTACTGATGAAATTGTAAGCAAGATTTATAATGATTATATTGTTAAAGATAGAAGAATAGATACTCCTGATAAAAAAACTTCATTGGTTATTTTTGATATACCACACACAAGTAGATTGAGATATATTTCTAATCATTGGTCACCTTTTAAAAATTTATCATTTATTGGTAAACGGGTTAAAGGTAATACACTAAACAGTTCTGATTATTTCTTTTATGAGAGCAACAAGGGATTTTATTTTACTAGCATAGAAGGATTAATAACACACCAACTTGCAACAGGGCACTTTGAAGAATATGTAATTGAGGTGCAAAAGAATACTACTCCCAGAAGAACTTCTGGTATTTTATATAAGGGTGTTAATGTTCCTTCTGATATGACTAGATTGAAAAATATAAAGATGCCAAAAACTTTTGATGCTATTGAAGGCATCATGTCTGGATATCATTCTAATTCAATTAGAGGATATGATTTAACGACAAAAAAAATGACAGAATCTACGTTTGATTTCAAAACACAAAATGCAGCCTTTGTCAAAACAGATACTGGTATTGCATTTCCGAATGTTCCTAGTAATCCATATGCGTATTCACAATTTGTAACATACAACACTAATTTGTATAACGATTATGGTGTTACTGATCATTTAGAAGATTTGCCAGCTGGTCATCCAGCACAGTATGTTACAGATAGAATACACTATAGAACATCATACATAAATTCATTTAATAATTTTAAATTTGAAATTGAAATACATGGTAGAACTGATATTGAAGTTGGCATGTTAATACAAATTTTATATCCCTCTGCCAGAACAAAGTTAGAGAATGAAAATACTCCAGAACAAGCATATGATCAATTGTTATCAGGATCATATTTAATAACTGCGATACATCATACTTTTAAGTTTGGTGAGCATTCTATACTTGCTGAAGTTGTAAAAAATGGATTGAATAAAAGTCTTGGAGAAAACAGTGAATGAACAGACCAAATTTTAAACTCTGGTTAGGTGTTGTTGAAGATAGAGCAGACCCAGAATACTTAGGAAGGTATAGAGTAAGAGTATTAGGTTATCACACTGCGAATCGTGATGTATTGCCTACTACCGATTTACCGTGGGCAGTTGCTATCATGCCAGTAACGTCTGCTAGTATATCAGGAATAAGTGATACGCCTAGTCTAGTTGAGGGTTCTACAGTAGTTGGTTTTTATGCTGACGAAGATGATCAGATACCTATAATTATGGGTTCTTTGGCTGGAATGCCTTTGCAAAGAATAGACGATTCTTCTATAGGATTTTTTGATCCTAAACACAGATATCCTCGTAACGGAGAAGACGCAGGTTATAACGCACTCGGTGAACCTGATATATCAAGACTAGCAAGAGGCAAAGATGCTGAAAAACATGCTAGTTTAATATCAAAAAGACAAACCATTTCTAAACAAATACCCAGAGCAGTTTCTCCTAGCGTACCTTCAGTCGGTGAAGATAAACCGTCTGCAACATATACAAGAGAATTTTGGGATGAACCTCATCCTAGATTTGGATCTACAGATCAAGGAACATATACAAAACCTGGTTCTATTCCTACCTTTGAAACTAGTAAAACGTCAGTGTATCCTTTTAATCGAGTAGTTGAAACAGAATCTGGGCATGTATTTGAAGTAGATGATACACCAGGTAATGGTAGAATACATGAATATCATAACTCAGGTACATTTTCTGAAATTCAATCTGACGGTAAAAAAATTACTAAAATAGTCGGTGATGAATATGAAATTACTTTAGGTGATAAAAAAGTTACAATACAAGGTTCGTGTGATGTTACTATAGGCGGTAATGTTAAGTTATATGTACAAGGTGATTTATATACTGAAGTAGATGGTAATCAATTTACTACAGTAAGAGGAGACCGAGTTACTAAAATTGGTGGCAATGATTTAACTGAAATATTAACAGATTCAAATACTCAAATAAATGGTAGTAGAGGTCTTAGAATTAGTGGTGATGATTCTGAAACAGTAACAGGAACTCAAACACATTCTGTTGGTAGAACTAAAACAACCACAGTTGGGGGCAATGTTTCTGAAACTCACGCTGGCAAAATGACTACCTCAGTTGCAGATACTTATAATATTTTGGCTGTTGAATCTATTAGTATAGCATCAGGCGAAAATGTTAATATAGGATCTGGTGGAGATTTAATAATAAAATCTAATGGTAAACAAGAAATTGAATCTGTTAGTTCAACACAATTACTTAAATCCTCATCGACTCAAACCTTAACCGCTAGTGTTACAAACATAGACCAAAATGTTAATGTTACCGGTACATTAGACGCTTCAGTACAAGTTAAAGCAGGTTCGCCAGAGATTACATTAACTGGACACAAGCACACCGTTGGTGGGTCTGCTGCACCACAAACTGGCACCCCAATCCCATAATAGGAGAATAATATGAGTTGTGGACCATCAGAAGGATTATTAAAATTAGCAGATAAAATAGAATCTGCTAATACCGCATTAGACAGTGCTATCAATGGTGTTGTAAATGGTGCCGTCGGCGGTTTAAAGGCAACAATACTCGCTCAACTCAGTGCTGTAAAAGCAAGTTTGAAATCTATGATACCTGAAATAGATTTCCCTAAAATTCCAGATAGTTTGCAGAATGATATAATTTCTTTTGCTCAAAAATTAATTGTCGCTAAACTTGCAGGTGAAGCATTGCAAAATGAACTTAATAATTTAAAATCGAAGTGGGAGGGAGTTGATCTAGGCGACATAGATTTAAATGATCTACCAAATCTTTTAAGATCAGCTGCTTTTGATTTAGAAAATATTTGTAAAATAATTCCTAATTACGAATTGGATGGTGTTGAAATTATTTTGAGAGGCACTCCAGCATCTTTTCCTGAAATAGATGCTGCTGCAATTATAAGAGGTCACCGATTACCAGAATTGCCAAAACCCAGTTTGACAGTAGACATAGAACGCCGAAGAAGAGAAGCAGGTGAAAGATTTCTTAATATCGTGCCTCCATCATTATACACTGAGTTATAAATACATACATGGCTCTTTTAACTAAACAGATAACTAAACTTTACAAAGATTTGGATTTAGCATTTACGTTAAATCCAGTTACAGGTGACGTTGGCAAAAAAATAGATGTCAATGCTGTTTCACAATCTTTAAAAATTTTAATATTAACTAATTTTTATGAAAGACGATTTGCCCCAGAAAAGGGAGCAAATTTACGAGGAATGTTATTTGAAAACATGACTCGGTTACAAGCAGAAGTTATGTCTAAAGTAATAAGAAATTTAATAGAAACATATGAACCAAGGGCTGTGATTGAAAGTATAGCGGTTATCCCTGACTATGACAAAAATTTATATCAAGTTTCTATCTATTATTTTGCTAGGGGATTTACTCAACCACAAGAGTTTAATGTAAACTTACAGAGACTAAGGTAAAAAATGCCTCAAATAAATGTAACCGAATTAGATTTTGATAATATAAAACAAAATTTAAAAACCTTTATGCAATCTCAAGCAGAATTCTCAGATTATAATTTTGAAGGATCTGCGTTGTCTGTTTTATTGGATACCTTAGCATATAACACTCACTACAATGCAGTTCTTGCACACTTGTTAGCAAATGAATCATTTTTAGATTCAGCAATAAAGAGAACATCTGTGGTATCCTTAGCTAAAACTTTGGGATATACTCCTCGTTCTAGAAGATGTCCTGTTGGAACAGTAAACTTTACTATTACACCTTCTGGTGCATATACTAGTAGCACATATACTTTATCCAGAGACACTGTTTTTACATCATCGTTAAATGGTACTACATATACCTTTGTTCCTTCAGAAGCAGTCACTGCTACTTTACAAGATGTTTCAGGTACAGGTAAATTTGTTTTTTCTAATCTTAAACTGAAAGAAGGCAAAAGAATATCAAATAGTTTTCTAATTGCTGCTGAAAAAGAATTAGACCCTGTTATTATACCGAACAAAGATGTAGACACTTCCACTTTAAGAGTTAGGGTTCAAACATCAGGATCAAATTTTAACGTTGAAACATATGTGTTACATACTGGTATTTTAGACATAAACGAATCTTCAAAAGTTTATTTTCTTGAAGAAACAATAGAAGGATTGTATTCTATTACATTTGGTGATGATGTAATAGGTAAGCAATTAACTGCTGGTAATGTTGTTATTGTAGATTATATAAACACAAATGGAGTTACTGCAAATGGAGCAAAAACTTTTACTTGTTCAGCAACTTTAACAGGTGGAGGTGAAATTAAGGCTTATAGTGGAAACGTTGCAGCCTCAGGCGGGCAAAATAAAGAAAGTATAGACAGCATTAAAATCAACGCCCCTAAATATAATTCTGCTAGAGAAAGAGGAGTAACTGCCTCTGATTACAAATCTTTAATATTAGCAAGTAATGAAAACATTCAGTCTTGCTCAGTGTGGGGCGGTGAAAGTAATGATCCTCCCATTTATGGTAAGGTCTTTATTTCATTAGACCCTATTCCTGGGCAAATTATAACACAGCAAGATAAAGATAATATTGTAAGTAACATTATTGATCCAAGAGGATCTATTGCAATTCTACCTGAGTTTGTTGATCCAGAGTATACATTTATTACATTGAAAGTAGGAGTTGTTTATAATGTTAATGCAACATCACTTACTCCTGGGCAACTTTCTTCTTCAGTATCAAGTGCAATTTCAACATTTTTTAACACTGAACTTAATATATTAAATAAAAACTTTTATTTTTCTGCATTGCATACCATTATTAAAGGTGT